GCAAACGCGCGCCCGGTAAACTGCGACCGGATGCGATCCACGGAGACCTGCGGCAGGCCAAGCGTGGTGTCGGACAATTTTTTGTCCAGCGACTGCTCACAGCGGTAAATGTCCAGCGCTTCTTTGGTGACAAAATTAGCTGTGTCAATTTTGTCGCCTGGCTTTTTGGTATCCGTCGGGTCCATTGCCATCCGGGCCAGTGTTTCAACTTCCTGATCGGTCAGTGCCGCTTCATCCTTCCCGTCCAGGAGGTCCGGTCTTTTCTGCTTGATCAGATCGATCATTTTTTTCTTCATAACATCCTCCTCGTTATGGGCTGGCACACTGGCCACTGCCCGGTTAAATTTCCCGCCTGCTGCGGGCCTCGTAACAATATCCACCGAATCGGCGGACAAAAATTTATTGATTTTGAAAACCTCTTTGCCGTCCACAACGGCCTTTGCCGCGCGCACCGGGCAGTCATACGAGAGCCCGTAAATGCTGCCGCCTTTTTCCTTAGCGGTCAGCAGGTTTTTCCCCATCCATTTGGCGGATTCTAAAAAGTGCAGGATGCCCTGGAGGCCGACGCCGGCGACGTGCTTGACGCCGTCGATCCAGCCGACCTTGTTTTTAACCAACAGAGATTTGATATCGAACAGCGGATCGGGCAGGTGCGTGGCCCCTGTCGGAAGCTCGAAGAGATTGACATCGACATTTTCAAACATCTTTTCGTCGGCGACCACCCGCAGCGCTTCATCCGGAATGAACCATCCGTTTTTGGTAAAGCCGGGTGCGCAGATAAGGACGTCCCATGCGCTTCCATCAATGTCTTTCGCGGCGTCCAGACGCATGAGTATTTCCACGCCCTCATCAGATTCGGCCTGCGCGGATCTGGCTTCAACCCATGTCTGCTCTACCGGCGCCGGCGTCTCTCCCAGGGTGACTTTGCCGTCCATGATCGACCAGGCAATTTTGAAATACTTGCCGTCGAGAGAATAAATCACATAGGACGGATAAACCTCTTCGATATAGGCGGACTTATCTACGATCATTCCTCCATCCGTCTGCGTTCTGCCTACATCAAACCGCTCATGAATAGCTGCCCTCAGCAACTCCCGGATATCGTCCAGACTCAACTCGGCCATGCGCGCCAGGGCTTCGATTTCCTGATCGGTAAGCGTGGTTTCATCCTTATCCTTCAGGAGTTCCGGACGTCTGGCCTTGATCATGTCTAATTTTTTCTTTTTCATGCTTCCCTCCATCGTGCACGGGGTGCCCGCTTAGCACGTTTATTTTTTGGGTGCGCCCGCGATAACTTTGCGCTTGGCCGGGTTAATACCGGTAATGGCGATCTCACCCAAAGACATAACCTTGTCGCCTTCCTGATACCGCACCTTCGATCCGCCGGCGGTTACAATGATGGCCGTTTTAGCCGCTTCGTCATAGCGGCTGCTTATGACATATTTTTTATCAATGCCGTATGCCGCGCATCCCGCCGCGATTGTTTTGTCTCCGATTGTGTTTTTTTCTTCTGCTTGCGCCATGATCTTATTCCTCCTATTAATTTTTTTTGTAGGGCGTGATCCCTGATCGCGCCGTTTATTTAGCGGATCGATCTGGGATCGATCCCTACGCCGCTTGTTTGTTATCCTCCGACCACCCGGCCCTATACGGCACGGTGTAACAGCTACAGTTGATCGTGTTCCCCGGGGATCCTGCCGGATCCTTCGGATACATCAGCGCCTCTCCGCCAACCATGAAAGGCTTGTTCACGTCGCGGATCTGGCCGACCGCGGCCAGGTGTGAAATCCTGGGCACCCGGGAATTGCCGTGTTGCCACATCTTCTGTAATCCCGGCACAACTTCCGCCGCTTTTTCCATGCGTGCCTGGCTGGCCGCCTCCAGGATTCTGCTGCATTCCTGCCGGGTGATGGTTTCCGCCCGCGCGGCGATGGAATTGAAAATTCCCTTGTCTTTGAGGTTGGCGCCTACGGCCTGCATCACCTCGAAGGGTGTCTTTTGTCCCATAAGACCCATCGCGATTTCATTATAGATTTTATTCGCTGCATCCGCTCCGAGGGACTGGACCAGATGCTCGGAGTAGCTCTGCATGGCAACCAGCATGTTGGTGTCAATGGCCGGGATGACTGCCGCAATGCCGACTGCTGCAAGCGGCGCGTCCACCATCGTCTGCCCGAATTTCCAAAAATTAAGTTGGTCGGTTGACAGATCATCGGCATAACGCGCGGCAAAGTCCTGCATGGCGCTGTCCACTGCGGCTTTCAGGCGGGGCAGGTGATATAATTCCCATTCGGTTTGTCCGATGGTCGCGGCGATCTCCTTGCGGGCGGTATTGAGCTGCCGGATGGCTTTAGCCACCTGCGTCTCCTGCATACTTTCCGCCTGTGCGATCAGCTTCTCTACCTGTTTGTCGTATTTCGTCACTCGCTTACTCCGTGTTTCCGTAGGGCGTGCACCCCGTGCGCGCCGTCTTGCGGATTGCTCGGGGATCAATCCCTACACTCATTGCTCATTGCTCGTCACTCGTTCGTGCGCTTTTAACAGCGCCTCATAATCCGTCGCGTTATCCGGCAGCGCCTTCGTTGCCGCGTCAATTTCCGCTTTGGCGTCCACCTCGTAGCCCAAATAACCGGCCACAAAGGCGAACATATTAATGGCTGTATCCCGTTGAATAAACTTGTTATTTACAGCTACGACCAGCGCCGCCGTCAGTTGCGGCAATGTGGATGCAAAGTTAGCCAGGTCTTTTTTGCTGATTTCCGGCATGGTGATGCTGAAGCCTTTGGCCGCTTCGGCCTCGGAGAGCGTCTTGTGGATCACGGCCTGATCCACAACAAATTGCAGGATTTGCGTGAGCATATATTTGTGCAACTCCTGGCGTTGTTCGAGATCCACCACGGGTGCCTGGCCGGATTGATCGGCCTCGGTCTGATACTGCTTTCCGCCACTGCCGAACCAGCTCTCGGGCCTGCCTGCCGCGCCCATGATGAAGGCTTTGCCCATGTCAAAGCCGGACTTGATATCGGTTGACTTCAGATCCGGAGCAACGGCTTCCCATGTCACATTCTCGTTATGCGCGCGTTGTGAACCCGGTTCCGGCGGCGGATTATCGCGCAGCCATGCGCGGATCTGCTCCTCGTTCATGCCTTTAAGCGTCACGTCCCAGACGAAATTGAGCATGAACTCGGCGCGCTCCAGATAGTTGTAGCCATAGCGCTCCAGGGAATCAATCCAGTCCACCAGCGTCATAAAATCGCTACGCCCGCGCGCGGAATTGGGCGGCGCATTGAGCCGGGTAAAAAAGCAATCGCCGACCAGCCGGTTATAGGTTTTTGAAGCGATGTTGTAATCCTTGCGGATGATGGCATATTTCTTGCCGCTTCGACCATTTTCGCCCATCATTTCGGCCTGCATAAGCTGTTTTTTGCGTTGAGGATTCACCCAGATATCCTTGATCAACGCCGGATCTTCATAATCCAGGCGGACAAAACCGCTCATTGGGTTCACATCCACCGGCCAGATCGCCTCGCCCAGGATGGACATCCACATGGCGTATTCAGGATAATTCATCGCCATGTTGTTTTCGGGGTCAGTCCAGAAAGCGTCAAGTTTGCCCTTGACGTCGGCGCTGTCGGAGCCGATGACAATCGGGCCGGAAAAAAGAAAACCGCGATCAATCTGCGCCAGGCGCTTGAACATGGCCGAAGCGTCAAACATATAATAGCAAATTTCGAACATCCGGGACTGCTGCATCGGCATCAGGTTACGGCTGTAAATGCTGTCGGAGGTGCGGCGATAACCCTCATTTTTCGGATCGTAGTTAACCGATATCGGCATATTCATTTTGGCGTTGGTGATCTGTTCGGCCACGGCCCTTTTGATTTCCTCGGCCATCGCGGCGCGCGCCTCGGCCTCTGTTTTCAGCGTCGGAGCGATAATTTTTGCGATTGTGTTTCTGATGTTCATTTTTTTACCTTTTTGGTAGGGCGCATTCCCCTGAATGCGCCGTCTGTCGGATCGCTCGGGGAGCGATCCCTACGTATTATGCCGCCTTATCGTTCATCGTAATTTTATTTCCGAACCGCCCAAAAAATCCTCCCTTGTGCTGCGCAACCGCGCCGCGTCCCATCATCGCCTCGCGCTTTTCGGGATTGTTGCCTGCACAGGCAGCCGGGACGCCTTCCTGCCGTGTGGCAAACCAGGCCATCGCGCCGGAAATGCCGGAATCTCCGTGGCGCTTCTTTTTGTCCTGACCGATGTTTTTGATGTCCGGCAACTTTGCCACGCCCTTGATTACCTTAAAGGCCCGGTGATCTTCGATGACGTCGGCATCCTTCGCCAACAGGATTGATCGATCCTCAAATGCCGCTTTATATTTGGGCATGTTGTCACGGTACCAGGATTCGGACAGCATGACCTGGCTGATCCGCATTACTCCGTATTTCTGCATCATGCGTTCCGCTAAATACTGGCCGTTGCCGCGTGCATCCAGCGCGCCGTGTGAAAAATTAGGCAGCCGGTCAATAATATATCCAAGTATCTGCTCTTGCTGCTGGAATGGGATATTACGCAGCTCAAGCATGAATGGCGCTCTGAAAGTCGTGTCCTGTTGTTCAGCCAGCGGCGTGATCACGGACAAGTCGCCGGTGCGACCGAAGTCTTCACCGAAATAGTGACGGCGATTTTTATCCAGCTTCTCAAGATGCGGAAGAAGAACCTCTTCATACCAGGCTTGCACCTCGGACTGGCGATAATGATCAGCGACCTCCGCAAAGGTGTTTGTTTTCTCGTAGCGGATCACCGGGATATCGGCGCTCATGCAGGCTTCAATCACGGCGCGGGTCAGGAAAGTTCCGCTGCCCTGGCTGGGCACGCAGAATAGTTCTTCATCCGCGTCATCACCGTAACTGTCAATCATGTCCTGCCGCCAAGAGGCTTCCGCTTCCGGTGTCCAGGTTTTGCCCAGCACTTCGCAGATCCGGCGATACAGGCCGTCCGCAAGTGCGTCATCGAGGGTGACACGGTGGAGGCTATAAGGTTTTTTCCCGGCGCGGATGTCCTGGATGACGCTATTGAATTCGTTTTGATCGCCGAAATGCGTAGAGATGACGCGCACCTGGCCTCCCCACATAAGGAGCGCCATCGCCGCCTTGAGAAGCCCAGGCAGATCGTCATGAAACGCGGCCTCATCAATCACCACGCGGCCCTGCTTGCCGCGCAGGTTTGTCGGCCTGCTGGACAATGCGGTGATTCGCCATCCCGATTCAAACGTGATTTTATAAGCCAGTATCTTCTGTTCTTTAACGATGCCGTTATCGTCTTCGTCCGGCTCTTCGTATTCATCGATGGCGGAAACGGCCATCTTGTAGGCACGCGCCCAGTTGGCGCAGTCGTTGATGAATTCCAGTGCCATGTCCTTCGTGTAGCCGATATACCAGACGTTCCGTTTCTCGCCGTTTCCGGCTTCCGAAGCGTAAAGGGTATCGTCAGCCGCCTCGGCCCAAGAAATACCGACGCGGCGCGATTTCTCGATGAATTTTACCGGAGATTGATCGGCGACCCAGCGGGTCTGATAGGGCAACAAAATGCCCGTGGCGGGTCTCGCCTGATCAAAATCGTTCTGGAGGTTCACTGCGGTCATACAATCCCTAAAATTTTCTTTCGGATCTCCTCGGCGGTCTTTTCCGACATGCCGCCCTTCTGGACGGCCTTGACGACCTCTTCAGCCGTGTCCTTTGCCTTGCTCCTGGCCTCCGCCATCCACTTCTTTTGATCCACGCTGGCCTTGCTCAGTCGGGCCACCATGATG